TTGATGTCGCCACGTGTGATACCAATGTCACGCAATTCGTAATCGCTTAATGCACTTAGTTGCTTATAAGCTGTGCGGTCGAAACTAGGATCAAATCTGCTTTCAGTTATAACGCCTTTGAAGAAACTTTTAACTGAGTCACAAAATGCACAGTAATATGTTGTTAGTGTTTGAGTGCTCATGCGTTATCTCCTAGCATTACTTTTCTAGCTAACTCTGGAAAGCCTTGTTGATGTAGTGCAGCAGCAGCTCTTGCTCTGCCTGTTGATTCTGCAAACGCCATAAAGCCTTTACCAAATTTGATTGCGATTGTTTTAACTGCATCGCAAAGTGTGCAGTAGTAAGTACTAATAGTTGCTGTGGTCATTATACCCATCCTCGTAAGTTTTTGTTTGCGCCTTCGTTCCAAGGATGTAAATCCTTGCGGGTCGGTGCGGCTCCGTTGTTTTCGAGCATGTGCTGATAAGCAAACTGCCAATCGCTTTTGTACTCTGTTCTCGCCCAAGTGAGATACGAATCATTCTTAAAGGATGTATTAGATCCAAACAATGTTCGTAGGCCTTTAAACACTTTTTTCATAGTGATCTCCTGTTTCTATAAGTTTTGGATGCTTGAGGAATAGCAATACCCCGTGTCTTTTCACGGCGTCAAGTACCTTTGGTACCCGTCAACTGCTTTTAACGCATGAGTATGCGCATAGTCTATCCTATGTGTCTGTGTGTTGTCAAATCGCCATTTAATAGCTCTTTAACACTGTTATTTATACAATAGTACAGCAATACTTACTGAAAATCAAATGCTTTTTACAAATAGCCGTTATGCACTAAACGCATACCTATATCATGTTAACAGAATAGCATTAGTATAGTAGTATAAATAATCAGTCAAGCACGTTGAGCTTGATCAACTATGTGAGCGACAATGTTAAAGTTGTCAAGCAAAGGAGAAACAAAATGGACGCACTCACCTTATGGAGCCTAGTCGGCTTCTTATTCGCAGCATACGCTGTAATCGCAAATGATTCAGTACAGACTCTCGGTACTTGGATGGCATCAAACAATGAGAGATTCAACTATAAAGTATTATGGGGAGCGGCAAGTGCAGTGTTACTTGCAACCTTGTGGTATGGTTGGCATGTAAATGGTGGAGACATCAGTTACGGAAGACTAAACAAAATTCCATGGCAAGAGGTACAATGGTATCATGCTATGGCACCAGGCATACTTGTTATACTAACACGTTATGGTGTGCCTGTATCAACTAGCTTCCTAGTACTAAGTGCTTTTGCAAGTACATTTGTATTAGAGAAGATGCTTATGAAAAGTATAATGGGCTACGGCATTGCGGCACTGTTCGCATACTTCGCCTGGTACTTTATTAGCAGATGGATGGACGAAACAGCACCAGTCAAAGAAGCACACAAAAACTATTGGCGAGTAGCACAATGGATTGCAACAGGAGGCTTGTGGTGGACTTGGTTGTCACATGACATGGCTAACATTGCAGTGTTCCTTCCACGTGAAGTTCCGCTGGACTTAATGTTCCTAGTCAGTGCAGTATTTGTTGTTGGCTTGTTCTTTATGTTTAGAGAACGTGGAGGCAAGATACAAGAGATTGTATTGGAAAAGCACAACACAAGATACGTAAGGTCGGCAACGCTGATTGATCTATTCTATTGGTTGTGCTTGTACTTCTTCAAAGAGCTGAACGACATACCTATGTCAACTACTTGGGTGTTCGTTGGTATGCTTGCAGGTAGAGAACTTGCTATTGCAAGCTTCACAGGCAAGAAGAAGTTCAAGAGTGTATTTCCGTTAGTAGCAAGAGACTTTCAGAAGATGATGATTGGACTAGGTGCATCAGTAGCCATTGTGTTAATGATACACTATGTATTAGTACCAAACGGACTATAAAATAAAACAAGATAATGCCCTTATCGCTAAATAGTATCAGATAGGGGCATTATATAATGGGCACAAAACAAATAATTTCAAAGAATATTTCGGCTGATAGTACACAGTACATTGGTAAAGATGGTGAACTGTGGGTAGACACAGTCACAAACAAGATGAAGATAAGTGACGGAACAACACCAGGCGGTGTCGATATAGTAGGACTTGGCGGTGGTGGCGGTGGCTTACCTAGTAGAAGCACAGCAACAGGCACAACAAGCAGTTTAGCTGATGCCTCACAAGCAGACTTGGATATTACAGGATTTAAATCATACACATTAATGGCTATCACAACAGACAAAGCGGCCCGTGTAAGATTGTATGTGAATGCTGCAACAAGAACAGCAGATGCGGCAAGAGCAGAGGGTGCTGATCCAACATCAGACGCAGGTGTTATTGCTGAAGTAATTACCACAGGCGCAGAAACTGTTATTATTAGTCCAGGTGCTATTGGATTTAACTTAGAAAGTACGCCAACTACAAATATACCATGTAGAGTTACAAACAAAAGCGGTAGCACAGGTACTGTACAAGTAGGCTTAAACATACTACAACTGGAGGCGTAACATGGAATTGTTCCAAGTAACACTAAAGCATGGCGATGACATTAATGCTTTCTATGAGGATATGGAAACACCAGGTGGTGCTCTAACTATTCCAGATCGTAAAGTAGAGTGTGCCGCAAGACGCCCAACTTCAAGAACCACAGGCTATATGCTTACTATGGAAGAAGCAATGGAAGTAGCTGATGACGACAGAGTTGAACAAGTTATACCACAAAGTGTTTTAGATAGAAACATAGATAAACCAGCAAGTACTTTTACAGGCAGATTTGACAAAGGTGTTCCAAGCGGTTCATCGCCGTTTACAAAAGCAAATGGTCAAGCAGGAATGAAGTATACTGTTGATCACAAAAATTGGGGCATACTAAGACACCATGAAAGCGCAAACAGAACCAATTGGGGATCAAATGCTTCATTATCAGACAGATATGTTGATGACAGCGTAACATATTCAGCAAGTGGTAAAAATGTAGACATTGTTATTGTTGAAATAAAAACATTAAGCGACCACGCAGACTATTCAAGTAGAGTAGTGGACTACAACTGGGGTCAACACTACAACACAATCACAGGTGGTACTAACTATACATACAGCAACGCAGACGCTCGTGACAACTATGGCGCAGAAGACGATCATCCCACAGCAGTCACAAGTTATGCGGCAGGCACACTATACGGACTTGCCAATGATGCAAACATATACATGTTTGACAAGACTTACGAAAAATCAAAGTCAGGCGGCAGTGGTGATGATAGAACTTATGCCTATATCAGAGAGTTTCACGCAAACAAAAGTATAAATCCAGCAACAGGTAGAAAAAATCCTACTATTGTTAATATTAGTTTGGGAACGGAAACCCTAGTAGGCGGCGGGGCCGCTTTAATTCACTTCCAGGGTGTAACTACAGACAACGGCACGGGCAATGATCTATTAGCCGCAGAACTAAATGCAAGAGGTATATATTCAAGTGACCCTGAGTGGACAGACAATCAACAATTTAGTGTAAATTCGCAAGTCCTACTAAGTGATATGCAAGATGCTATAACAGATGGAATTATTATTGTAGCATCGGCAGGCAACGAAAACAGATACACTGATGTGTCAGATGGCGACAACTACGATAACTATATTGTTAGTGAGGGAGCATATTTCTTTAAAGATTACTACTTTGGCGGTAATTATCCATTTAGATATTACTATCATCGTGGCTCCACTTATACGTTCAATGGTGCTATTTGTGTAGGTGCTTTGGGCGCCAACACAAATCAAGGCAAAGCAGGTTTCAGCAGTTGGGGACCAGGTGTCGATGTATATGCCGCAGGAGTTGGTTGTTTTGGCGCAGGAAAAAGTGGCAATATTATGTTTGGTGTTCCGTATACAGGACAAGAAGCAAATACATCAAACTGGGACACAGTACAGTCTGGATCAGGAACAAGTTATAGTGCGCCGTTTGTAACAGGTATGTTGGCTTGTTTAGCAGAAATATATCCTAACCTTACACAAGCACAAGCAAGAACATATTTACACGACAATGCTGTAACAGGATTAATGGTAGACACAGCAGACGCAATAGATGTAGACACAGACACACGAACAAGCATAGACGGTAGCAGCATTGATAGAATAGCACTGTGGAAGAATCACAGAGCCACATCAGGCAATATGGCGGTCAACACATATAACAAAGATGTTAACAATAAGCCTACAACTGGTGCTATCTATCCTCGGACAAAAATACGCAAGCGTGGGTAAATAATATTTGGGAAGGTTGTGTAGACGCACAGCCTTTTCTCTTGACATACAGCTCGATGATTGTATAATTACAAGTATACAAGCATAGGATGCACTATGAAAATAGGAATCGCAGGATACGGATACGTTGGACAGGCTCACGAAGCAGCCTTGAAAGACTATCACGAAATACTAATTAGTGACCCGGCACTTGGTCACTACGACGATCTAAAACATGCAGACGCAATTATTGTGTGTGTAAGCACACCGCAACATACTAGCGGTTCGTGCAATGTTAACAATGTTTATGAAGTAATTGCAGAAGCGCCGCCAGTACCAATTCTAATTAAAAGCACAATTAGTATAGAAGGATGGGACGTAATACGCACAGATTTTGCTAGCGCCAATCTTACATTTAGTCCTGAGTTCTTACGTGCTGAATCAGCACTAGAAGACTTTGAGAATACTAAAGACTTTATAATGGGCGGAGACAATGTAAGCTTTTGGGCAGACATATTAATTACTGCTCTAGGAAATATTAACGTATCTAGCGCAGGAGTTGCAGAGCTAATACTTACAAAGTATTTTCGTAATTCATTCTTAGCAACAAAGGTAGCGTTCTTTAATGAGATATACGATCTATGTAATGCACTTGATACAGACTACAGCACAGTTGCAAAGCTTATAGGACATGATCCTCGAATCGGACATAGTCATACTAAGGTTACTAAAGAACGTGGCTTCGGTGGACATTGTTTTCCTAAAGACACTTCAGCTATCATAACAACAGCCAAGAACAACAAACAGACATTAACAATCTTAGAACAAGCAATTGAATCTAACAAAAACCTTAGGAAGGATACTACTTGAAAATGAAAATCATCGCAGGCAACGCTAATCCAGTATTAGCACAGGAGATTGCAGATAACACCTTTGCAACTCTAGTACCATCTAAAGTAGCAACATTTGCAGATGGTGAAATAAGTGTAGAGTTCGAAGCTAACATTCGCGGCGAGGATGTATTCATTATTCAATCAACTGCTACTCCCGTTAACGACAGTCTAATGGAACTGTTGATTATGATTGATGCTGCCAAGCGTTCAAGTGCTACAAGAATCACAGCAGTTATTCCTTACTTTGGTTATGCAAGGCAGGATCGTAAGAGCGCAAGTAGGACACCTATTACAGCAAAACTAATTGCTGACTTGCTAACAACAGCAGGTGCTCACAGAGTGCTTACAATGGACTTACACGCAGGACAGATACAAGGCTTCTTTAATATCCCAGTTGATGACCTAACAAGTCGTCTAGTGTTTGCTAAAGACATTAAACATAATGTAGGAACAGATGAAGGCACAGTATTTGTAAGCCCAGACGCAGGGGGAGTTGTTCGTGCTAGAAAGTTTGCAGACATGTTCCATGCAGACATTGCTATTGTAGATAAGATGCGCCCTGAAGCAGGCAAGAGCGAAGTTATGAACTTGATTGGTGATGTTAAAGGCAAACATGCTATTCTAGTTGATGACATCATTGACTCAGGTGGTACATTATGCAATGCAGCCAAAGCAATTATGGATGCAGGTGCATTGTCAGTCCGTGCATATATTACACACGGTGTATTGAGTGGCGAAGCATGTCTGAAGGTTGAGAAGAGTGTACTCACAGAACTAGTAATCACTGACAGCATTGCAGACCGTTGCCCAAAGAATTGTAAAAAGACACGACAGGTCAGTGTTGCTCCTTTGTTTGGAGAAGCAATTCGTCGTGTAACCAACGAAGAGAGTGTTAGCAGCTTGTTCTTTTAAACATAGTAATTGATCTATCAAAACACTAAATACTGTTACAGGGAACACAATGCTATGAAAAAACGTACAAGATCTATATTACAAGAATTAAATGATTTAGGAGCCTCACGAAACTCTGAGTATATCATTGAACAGCGTGGAGCAAACATCGTTGAGAGTGCAACTAATTTGTTAGCTCTTATAGGACAAACCTATGATTCATCCACTGCTGGAGAAATTGAGCGTAGATTTATTAATGCGATTAAGAGCGGTGATGTTAAAAAGTTTAAACGTGGCATTCAAAAAGTAATCGAGAACAAGAAAAATGACAAATAAATTATTCGAAGGTGGCTCGATGCCAGGAGTAGGACCAATCCATATTGATGAGATTAATCCTACACTTGATGCACTAGAAAAAGCATTGGGCATCGACCTAAAGAATAATGCACTAGGTAGTGTAGGCAAGAAAGAGTTCAGTGGCGACATTGATGTCGCAGTTCAAGTTGCTCCAGAAGACATTCCGGAACTAGTTCAAAAGATCCAAGCAACTCCTTTAGTACTTGACATGGCAAAAAGTAGTGTCATTATGACAAAGGTTAAGATTGCTAACTACGATCAGAATAAAGAAAGTAACGATCCAAAGCATGGACCACGTACAGGGTTTGTACAAATAGACTTTATGCCAGGCGACCCAGGTTGGATGAAAACATATTATCATTCGCCAACTTCGGATGAAAGCAAATACAAAGGTGTGTTCCGTAACCTAATGCTTGCAACTATCTGTGCAATATATCAGCGTAACTCATCAGAAGAAAAGATTGATGATGGTCGTCCACTTGAAGTAGAGCGCTGGATGTGGAGCCCGTCGGATGGACTTATAAGAGTTAAGCGTACTCCTGTTCCTAAGAAGAATGGCGAAGGTTATACCAAAAAGAATCAAAATGTAAAAGTTGCAGAGCCTATTAAGACTGCACCTGAAATTGCTAAAGCACTAGGCTTTGATGGCGCAGAAGATTTAAACTCATATGAAAGTTTAAAGGCAGCAATGGAAAAGAATTACGATGCAGCTATGGTACAGAAGATATTATCTAGCTTTGCAAAGAACGGTACAGTAATAGACATTGGTGTACCAGGTGACATTCCAGTAGAAGAACCAAAAGCAGAATCATTAGCTGATAAACATTTGAATAGAATCAAGGAACTGTTGAAATGAGATACAGTGATATTAAATTAGTTGAAAGTAAAGTACAAAACGTACAACTCAACGAAGGCGCACGTATTGATCACGCAGAAGACATTGTGTTCTGGGAAGGTAGCCGAGGCGCTATGCGAGCTGTTGAAGCTCTAAAGAACCTAGAAGGTGATTCACACAAAGATGTTACACTTAAATGGGACGGTTCTCCTGCTATTATCTTTGGACGTGGCGAGAACGGAGAGTTCATATTCACAGACAAAAGTGGCTTTGGAAAGAAGGGCGGAGTTGGAAGAACATCCAGCCCAGACGCACTAAAGCAAGAACTACTTGGACGCAGCGGCGGCAAGAACAAAGA